GAGTTAACGTAGCACGTTTAACTGTTTACTTACGTGGACAGCTAGAGCTACTAGCGAAACCATACTTGTTTGAGCCAAATGACAAGATCACAAGAGATCAAGTTAAAGCAGCAGCAGATGCATTGTTACTAGAATTAGTAGCGTTACGTGCATTGTATGATTTCTTAGTAGTGTGTGATGAATCAAACAACACACCAGCTAGAATTGATAGAAACGAGCTATACTTAGATATAGCAATTGAACCAGTTAAAGCAATTGAATTTATTTACATTCCATTGCGTATTAAAAACACAGGCGAAATTGCAGCACTAGGTTAATATGCGCACATAATGAACGGAGGTAATACTCCGTTCATTGAGGCATAAATACTGTATAGGAGAACATAATGCCAATCACAACTTTACAAAATATTAGTGTACCTACTGAAGGCGCTGGAAGTAACTCATCATTATTGATGCCTAAACTACAGTATCGTTTTAGAGTATTACTAGACAATTTTGGTACTACTGGAGGACCAGATGGTACAAGAGAAATTTCAAGACAAGTAGTAGACGTAAGTCGTCCAAACGTTAGTTTTGAACAAATGACTATTGACGCTTATAACTCAAGAACATATCTTGCAGGTAAGCACACATGGGAACCAATTACGCTAACACTACGCGAAGATGCAAACAACAACGTACAAAAAGTTGTTGGACAGCAGCTACAAAGACAGTTCGACTTCTTTGAGCAATCTAGTGCAGTGTCAAGTGGAACATACAAATTCCAAACTAGAATTGAAGTTCTAGACGGTGGTAACGGTGCTAATGGAGCAGCAGTAATTGATCGCTTCCAATTAGTAGGTTGCTACATTGAATCAGCTAACTACAATACGTTAGCATATGCAACAAACGAAGCAGTAACAACATCATTAACTATACGTTATGATAATGCTATACAGTTTGGTGCAGATGAATCATTCGAAGGTATTGGCGAAGCAACTGCAAGAGCAGTAGCAGCGGCAACAGGTGGAACAACTGTTACTGGCTAATACGCTTAGTTATAGGTTGGTGTTTTAAAAGAAAAACGAAGGTTGTTAGCGCGGTCTTCGTTTTTTCTTTATATGCACGGATAATTCACAAGGATAAATATTAGTATGAGTTTAAAAGATGCATTCCTATTCAATTTACAGTCAGAAACACATTTACGTGATGCTCGTCATGCGAACCAAATCTATACACAAAGTAATTTTGCGTTTGCTCCTAAATCTAAATACATGTATCATGTTAGGTTCGAGCCTAATGATGAAGTTGGCAATAGCGCAACATCAAATGTATTCCAATTTCAAAAAGAACTAGGTGTACTTGTTAAAAGTGCAGACTTGCCTAGTTTTAGAGCAAGTGTAGAAAACAAGCAACAATACAATCGTAAAAAGAATGTACAAACTAGAGTAGATTATCAAGATTGCAGAATTACTTTTCATGATGATAACACTGGTGTAACTAGAGCATTATTAGAAGAATATTACAGATATTACTTTGTTGATGCTAATAAGAATACCACAGGTGCAGAAGCAGCATATGGTCCTCGTGACAAATATTTTGCTAGAGTACCTTCATATGGTTTAGACAATCGTAAGAAAAATCCATTCTTTAAATACATTACAATTTACCAATTGGCACGTAGAGAATGGGTAGCATACACATTAGTTAATCCATTACTAAGTGCCTGGGACCACGGTGGTGTTGATGCCAGCGATGGCGGATTTAACGAGAATACAATAACTGTTGCATACGAAAGTGTGCAGTATACTAGTGGAAATGTTGGTAATGATACTCCAGCAGGCTTTGCAGATGCATCAGTCGGTTATGATGTAGAACCAAGTCCATTAGGTTATCTAGATAATGCTATGATTCCAAACGGTGGTGAAAAAGGTTTATTACCTGCATTAATAGGATTAGGTACAAGTGCATTATTGAATAAAGCATTTGGTAATAGTAATAGTCCAAGTAAAAATATTTTAAAACAAGTTGGCACAGGACTTATTGGCGGACTAGTAACTAATGTATTATCAAAAAATAACTTGTCTGTACCAGATAGTCAGAATAGAGTAGAAACTACAACTTCAACATCAAACAATAGTAGAATACTTAGTTCTACACAGATTGTACAAAGCCTTGCAAATCCTAGTGTTGCAAGTCAAGTTATGCCAGCTTTAGTTAATAGTGGAGCATTAAACAATGTAAGTATTAATGCTTACAATAGTGCTAATGCATCACAAAAATCTGCATACAATAAACAAGTAACAGATAGTATTGCTGGAGGCAACCAAAAATTAGCACAAGTTGCATCTAATGCAATTAATAATATAGGCGGAACTTAATATGTCAACTACAGAATTAACACCAGAATTTTTTAATAATTTTTATGATATAGAGATTAGCTATAACGCAAGTGAAGTTGATGCAGTTATTGGTTATTTCTTAAAAAGAGGATTTGGCAAAGTATCTGCTATTAATACAGCAAGTGTATTATTACAGCAAGCCAAAATAGACGAATTAAATGTGCAGCAACTTTTAGATACATTAAAAGGTGTAACAGATGTGCAACTAAGTTTAATTGTCGCTCAAATACTTAATTTTAACAGATCTAAAACTAGCGTATTAGGGTTTCGTGAAGACATATCTAACTCACAACTATTTGATCAAAGAAACGTTGTAATATGATATGGGTCGTTTTGCGCAAGGTAAATTCAATCTAAAAAATCCACAAAAATATATAGGAAACAAAACACCTACATATCGCAGCGGATGGGAATTTACTTTTATGAAGTTCTGCGACGAACATTCTGCAATAGAACAATGGGCAAGCGAAGCTGTACGTATACCTTACCGCAATCCGTTAACTGGCAAACAAACTATATATGTTCCTGACTTCTTTATTTCGTATGCAGATAAGAGTACAAAAAAACGTGTAGAACTAATTGAAGTTAAGCCTGCTAACCAAACAATTAAAGAAAGATTAGGTAAATCAAAACACAACCAAGCGCATTGGATTGTTAATCAAGCCAAATGGGAAGCTGCACGAGCATGGTGTAAACAAAAAGGCATAATGTTCCGTATTGTTACTGAAGATGATATTTTTCACACTGGACGCAGAAGATAAATAAAACTAGCAGTTAATGGAAAGTTATAATGACTAAAAAATTAGAAGACTTATTAAATTTACCCGATTCTAAAGAAATTATAGAACAAGCAGAAGATCAAGAAGCCGAACAAACTAAGTATGAAGTTGCTCAAGCCGAAACATTTCGTGACATAGAAGAGTTTGACAAAATCACTAGTGCATTACCTGCTGTAAAAGGCTTAGGCAAAATGGCAGACGACGAGCTTAATGTAATTGCTGACAAAGCAATGCAAGCATATGATGATCTAATGGATTTAGGCATGAATGTAGAAAGTCGTTATAGCGGCAGAGTTTTTGAAACTGCTGGAGGTTTACTTAAAACTAGTTTAGATGCAAAAGTAGCAAAACTTAATAACAAACTAAAAATAGTCGAACTGCAACTCAAAAAAGAAAAACAAGATAAAGACAGTAACACCAATGATGGTGATATAGTCAATGGTGCAGGATACGTAGTTACTGATAGAAATAGTCTCTTAGAAAAACTTAAAGGATTAGATAAAAACGGTGATACTTAATGCTTATATATGGTTCATATGCAATCCAGCATTGGTTTAAAGATTATTACAAAGATCCAACGGACATAGATATAGCAATCTATGATAAAAAGCTATACAATCAAAATTTAATAGATGAATTAAAAAAAACATCTTTGCCCATTGAGATTACAGATTCTTCAGAAGCATATTTTTTTAAAGATTTAGAAAATATGGTAGATGATTATTATTTAAATCCAACAGGATTACTCACTGTAAAAATGTCTCATGCAATGTATAATTATAATTTAGACAAGACTATAAATGATATTATATTTTTACAAAAAAAAGGCGTAACATACGACTTAGAGATCTTAAATATGTTGCGTACACATTGGAAAATACGCTACAAAGACTTTAGAGAAAAAATGAACTTCGACTTAACACCTAAAGAATTTTTTAATAGTTCAGTTAGTCGATACGTAGAACACGATGAATTACATGATGTATTAAAATTAGATAGTATTCCAGCATATAAAAAGATACTAGATAACGATACAACTGTAAAAGTATCAAGAGAAAAATTTAACAAATTAAATCATGATGAACAAATAGCAACTTTTATAGAAGAAATATCTGTACTAGCATGTGAAAGATATTTTTATTTAACAGACGCAAAAGAAGCGTTTATTAGAGCAGCACAAGATTTTCTTACAAGAATGACAAGCGGCTGGTACAACATTTTTTTGTTAAATAATATAGAGAATGTTTTTAATTTTAACGATACACAGCATTTAAATAAAATGAAACAAATTATGCAGTATATCAGACAAGAGCATTATGCTTACACAGAAGATAAATAATACATATAGAACAGGATCAATGCGCAATGAGATCATTTACACAATTACTTACAGAGTCTAAAAAGACTTACGAATTTAAAATAGGCGTTGCTGGCCCTTTGCCAGAAGGCTTTGAAGATACATTAGAAACAATCTTTAAAAAGTTTGGAGCTAATAATCTAACTTCAGGTAAAAAAACACCAATACAAGAACGCCCACTAGACTTCCCGCAATTACAAAATATGGAAGTTACATACTTTGAACTAGGTGTTGAATATCCAACTACTAGTCAGGTACTGCAAGAATATGTAGGTAAATGTTGTGGTATAGATCAAGCATATATTATTGTGCGTAATATGGGTGATCCGAGAGAAGATTACCAAGAAATGAAAGACGATGCTCCTTATGAAACTATGTTAACAAAAGAAGACATGGGCGGCGAAACTGCACAAGAAGATGTATCAGGTAATCGTGTAATGAATTTATTAAAAGAATTAGAAACTGCTCGCAAAGAAAATGAACACAGTGGTGCTGAAGGTGCACCAGTTGGAGAGTCATCTGACATTGGCGATGTAGAAAATTCTAAAGCAGTTGTAGGAGGCTGATAAAATGAATATGAAAAAATTAATTGAATCAATGGATCACATTGACGAGTGTGGAATGGTTGACGAAGGCCCTATGGCTGCTATGGCACCTCCTGCACCAGAGATGGACAAAGGCAATCCAGTAACAGTAAATGTTAGTATGAATGCAAGTGGCAAAG